GGATTCGCATTGCTTGGTAGTAGTTCATTGCATAGTCACCCAAGGAGGCGTTACCCATCCATCGTCATCATTGAACCAAGGCATATATTCTGAAATTTCTGCTGGAGTATCCATAGCAGCATCACTGCTTCCATCATCAAACAATTTCCACTGCACACAGAATCCTCCTTTTTTTGCTTCCTGAATTTGAACAGTGTGCGGGTCTCCATACTCATCAATGCAATCAAATATTTGATCCATTGTTTTTCCGACAACAAGACCAACCCATCCAGTTGGTAATCCTTCTTCATTGAGAAATCGAAAATAATAGGCTTTCATTTTGTATCCTTGCTTAAAAAAACTCCGATGGATTATGAAACTGCGTCAAAGATTTAGTTTTCATAAATGACTGCTTTTTCTGTTTTGCAAGCACTCCAGCTTGTTGCGCGATGTAATCCATTAATCGGTATTCATAATGAATTTTCTTTTCATCAGAATATGGTTTTAATTGTGGATTGTCATCAAATAAAGACAAATACAAATCTCTTTGTGGCGGCTGGTCTTTAATTTGTATCGTCCAATCAATTTCACTTAGTTTCTTTAGATCATCGAGCATTCCAAACAAATGGACATTATTCCTAATGGTTTCAGTCACCATCGGCCACTTATCTGGCTCAGATCGGAAGTGGAATGAGCAGATCCACTTATCCTGCATTGTGCTTATCGGGCCATTGAGAGGGCAATTGTTAGCGCAGCACTTGTAGCTAACGTAAGACTCTTCCTGCTGCGGCTTGTTGCTTTTGATGAATTTCATTTGTCGTACTTCCCATCAATGATCTTTTGAAAGTTGCTTGCGTTGACCACCCATTCCAGATCTGGCCTCCAGGATCGGCCATTGCTTTCAAAGCCGTTTGCCAGCTTGGTTTCGTTTGCGATGTATCCAAAGAACTCAGACCACCATTGCAAGCCCTCAGAAACCGTTTTATAGCCTTCTGGCGAGAAAGTTGAGGGCTTACCAGCCTGAACCCATCTTTGACGCAGCATGGACTGTCTATTGCCTTCCCAGATTCTTGGCTGTGCAAGATGTGGAAGGTGCTTTGCCCAAAGTTTCAAAATCTCTTGCTGTGGACAAGGCGGGAAGGTACTTCCCGACAAAGAAGCGTTAGCTTCTTCTATAAATATCTTCTCTTCTCTTCTCTTCTCTGGTGACGTTTTTGTAACGCTTGATGCGTTACTATCTGCGTTACCTTCTGCGTTACTTCTGTATCTTTCGGTACGGTTTTTGCCCAAACTACGCTTTTTTGCAGTCTCACCATTGTGATTGCCAAAGTTTGGCAGGCTCAATGTCTGACCATTTTGTTCTAGCCATCCAACAAGTGCCACTTGTTCTGCAAATCCTGTAACGCCAGTGAGACGATCAAGAAACGAAAATGTGACGCTCAGTGCGTTACCGTCAACTGTGTGTGTATCAAACCAAGACCAGATTCTTATTAGCTTGCCAACAACAGCATCAGGATCAATGCCCATCCTTGATGCGATTGCCAGAACCTCTGGCTTGTCTGGAGTGTCCTTTTGGACTTTTATCCAATCTCCTGCCATACAAATCCCCAATAAAAAACCCCTGAACCCTGGTGGGTCGAGCACCAGAAATTCAGGGGTCAGCCTGTGACGGCTTAGGCGTAAACAGCGTCTCGACCACGCCACGCCTAAACCGTCATGCCTCAATCATATCACTTCTTTGGCGGCTTGCCAAAGTATTGTTTCGTGCCGTCAGAACGGTCTTTCTTCAGGATCGTCCAGCCGTGTTTCCTGACCAGCCTAGCCATCTTTGAGTGTGGGCTAGTGGTAGGCAGGAACCTGGCGATCTCAGCGGCTGTCGCCCCTTCCTTGCGGCCAATCAGCATCTTGAGTCGATCCATCTGGCTTTTTGGTTTCTTTGGAAAGAACATCTTTTTTTCCTTTCACATACTTGCCAATCTTTTGTGGTGTATTACCGATATGGTAGAAATGACAGTGAGGACAGTGATACGGCGTCATCTTCGCATCACGTTTGCGGCCAGCAACCATCTGTGCAAGGTCAAATGTCGGATATTTGAACTTGCCTAAGCATTGGGATTGAAGACTGTGATTCATGCTCGTGAATATACAGTTATTGGGTAAGGCGTGTATTTTCTTTGAGTAATTGAAATCTCCTTGTCTGTAAAAAGTGCTGATGTTCTATGTTTCCAGTCAAATGCGTTTCCTTGAGATTTAGGAGTTCCATCTTCCCATTTGTAGTCATTGATTACAACTGGCTCTTTCTCAGTGAATTTCTTTTTAGTCAGCCGATACAAACTAACTTTCTTCCCATCGCTGCGAAGAATTTTTTTGCATTCTTCAATATAGCCATGAGTCAAAAGATACTCTCTGATTTTTAGAGGATCAGCGTCAAACTTATACTTCATCCTTTGATGAACAAGTTTGTGAGTTTTTGGGCCATCTTTCAGGCATTCCAGGTAGTACTGCTTTGCTTTAATCATAGATCCTCGATGTAGATGTGTTTGTCCATTACCTTTTCCAATGCGGTCACCAGAACGGCAACCATTGCGGCGTTCAGATCGCCAGGGTTGTCAACGTAGTACTTGACCAGCGCCATAACGTAGTCAATCACTGCGTCAGCAGCTTCGTTTTCGGATTGTTCGATGTTCATACGGTCAGATTAGCATACTGTCAACAGGCTGTGTATTAGGGTTTATCCCTATGTTTTTCGGTGTCAACAGGCCATAAGATAGAGGCTCATCAACCAAGGAGATCGTATGAAAGACTCACACATTCGCACACCTCGCACCATGAACGAATGCCATTGGACGCCTGGCTACGTCAGCCACAAGTCTATGGGCTATAGGATTGAGTGGTGGGAAAAATACGCAGACGTTGGACTAGCGGCTGTCATTGCAATCGTTCTGGCGGCTTTGCTGGTTGCCTGGTGGAGTAGCTGACATGAGCAACACCAACACAGGCAGTCCAGCGTTTCCAATGTCTGGCTTTGATATGCGGCACGGGCAGCCGGTTCAAGCCGTTTACCAACACGGCATGACCCTGCGCGACTACTTTGCGGCCAAGGCGATGCAGATCATGTGGGACGCCTACGACAAAGGCTACTGCGGTCTGAACAACAACGACGCGCCAAACACCGAAATCATCGCCACTGGCGCATACCAACTGGCCGACGCCATGCTGAAAGCGAGACAGTAATTGGACGAACTAGAGTTTTATCAAACACATCAACAATGGGAACAGTATGAAAGTCTATCAAGCAATCAACAAAGTCCAAGCGGAATTGGCAACACTCGGGATCACCAAGGATCGTCGAAACAATCAGGGAACTGGATACAACTTCCGTGGGATTGATGACGTTTACAACACCATCGCACCTCTGCTGTCAAAGCATGGGCTGTGTATCCTTCCTCGCGTCCTATCTCGGGATTGCGTAGAACGCCAGTCAAAAAATGGCGGTACACTGTTTTATACAACGGTTGAGGTGGAGTTTGACTTCGTATCCTCTGAGGATGCATCTAAACACGTTGTAAAGACGTTTGGAGAGGCAATGGACAGTGGAGACAAGTCAACCAATAAAGCCATGTCAGCGGCTTATAAATACGCTTGCTTCCAGGCGTTCTCGATTCCTACAGAATCAAACAACGATAGCGAGGCACAGACGCACGATGTTGCGCCTCCGATCTCCAATGCTCGGTTTGCAAAGGCTGTCGAGGCAATCAAGGCAGGCAAATACTCAACCGACAAACTCCGAAACGACTTCCACCTCACTGAGGAACAGGAAAACGCTCTGCTGGAGGCGCTGTCAGCATGAGAAAACATTACCATCTTCCATCCCAGCTTGGGTCTTTTGCTGTCCTGAAATATATCCAGGCAAGATCAATCGCTCTGGAGTCAAAGAAAGCACTCTTAGAACGTGAGGGTGCAATCGCCATCCTCCGTCAAGAACACAAAGGAATCGGCCTGATTTACGAAAACAAAACAGACCGATCTGGCTTTACTTTGCCGACAAAGCATGAACAGTATTGGCTCATCAAGCCCAAGAAAAACACGCTCATCGGCAAGCGCATTCAAGCCGAGATGAACGCGGTTTGCGAGAACTTGGAGAAATGGCAATGGGCACTTGAGGACGCGCTTGGGCTTTATGAATCGGTCTATGCCAATCGCCAATTTGAGATGACTGTCTGTTTCCCAATGAAAGATGGTTCTGTCCTTGTAAGCCAGCCAAAAGGCGCAAAGAAAATCCTCTCCCAGGACTATCACATCAGTGAAGCGCAGTTTAATGAACTGAAGGCGGTGTCCGATGCTTAAATTCAGAGCCTCATCGTTGGCAGAGATCATGACAGATGGCCGTGGCGACGGTCTATCTGCTGGTGCTAAAACGGCAGTTGAAAAACTAGCCAAGGAATTCGTGTACGGATATGACAGGCAGTTCTCGTCAAAGTACATGGAAAAAGGCATAAGAATGGAAGATCAATCGATTGATCTTCTTAATTCCGTCCTGTTCACCAGCTACACAAAGAACGCCGAACGCAAAGAGAATGACTGGATAACAGGGGAATGCGACATATTCACTGGCGACCAGATCATTGATATTAAATCGTCGTGGTCTTTAGAGACATTTCCTTGTCTGTCTGCTCACGGAGAAGATAAGACTTACGAATGGCAGCTTAGGGCGTATATGTGGCTTTGGGATGTTGACAAAGCATCAATCGCATATTGTCTAGTCAGTACGCCAGATGATTTGATTGGTTATGAGAATCGTGCTTATCACAAGGTTGACCATATCAATCCAGAACTACGGGTTACTTTTGTTGACTATGAAAGGGATAAAACCCTTGAGGAGAAGATAAAAGTAAAGGTAGAAGCAGCAAGAAAATACTACGATGAAGTCGTGGCGTTGATTGCAAAACAACATGAAAGGTAATAAATGAACATCATCACAGTTGCTGGCATTATTGGAAAAGATGCTGAAGTGCGTCACACACCTGGAGGGGATGCAGTTTGTAATTTCACAATCGCAGACTCTCAAGGAAAAGACAAAGACCCGATCTGGTGGAACTGCGCTTTATTTGGTAAACGCGCAGAATCTCTTAGCAAATATCTTGTCAAGGGTACTTTGCTAACAGTTGCAGGAATTCTGACGAACAATAAATACACCGACAAGAACGGTGTTGAACGAGTCGGATTTAATCTTCGCGTTAATGAGGTTGCTTTGCAGGGTGGTCGCAAAGAGGACAAGCCACAAGGCCAGCAAAAGCAATCTGCTGAATTTGATTCTGACATTCCTTTTTGAGGCAAACAATGAGTTGGGCTTATTACGAGAATCAAACTGAAATTTGGGGTTATGCCCGTGGCATCATCAAGAATGGCAAACCAATGGGTCAAGCCATCAAGACTCTTGAGGAAACAACAGAGTTGCTCGACGCCATAAACAAAGGCGACAAGGAAGCGATTAAAGACGCTGTAGGCGATATCTTTGTGACACTCCTTATGCAGTGTGCCATCCAAGGATTCACGGCGACAGAGGCTTTAGAAGCGGCTTATGAGCAGATCAAAGATCGTAAAGGCTTCCTCACACCAGAAGGCATTTTTGTAAAGCAATGAACGCACTAGAAACCCAGGTCGGAGGCGACCACTATCAAAAGAAGGCTATCCAGCCAGTTGAATACATCCACGCCAATGGCCTGGGTTTCTGTGAGGGAAATATCGTGAAATACGTCTCTAGGTGGAAAGACAAAGGCGGCGTCAAAGACCTAGAGAAAGCACGTCATTATCTTGATATCTTGATTCAGTTGGAAAGCAGATTAAAAGTCACTAAGGAATAAGGCTTTCTCGGCTTCTCTACGTCTGACAAGGCCTTTTAATACTTGGCCTCCACCTTTTGTCCAAGCCATAAACGCTTCTGCTGCTGCTTCCCATTCTTCGCGGTTAATCTTCATGCGAATGGTAGAACGCTGAAAATTCCCCAGTCCTGCATTGAAGGAAAACGAGACACAAGCGTCGAATGCACCTTGATGACCAGAAAGATTGGGAGCAAGTCTAAGAACGCCACGTTCAAAATGTGCGAGGTCACGCTTGAATAATTCATTGATTTCTTCATCAGACCAAATCCTGTTATGTTCTGACTTCAGCGGATAGTCCTTGCGGATCATCCCTGCTGGCTTGCCTGGAACCTTAACAACAGGCAACTTAATTTGATCTTGATACAGAACTGATCCATATCCAATCGTCCAGATGTGTGCTGGACACAAATAAGGACGATTTCTTTTGCCCTCAAACAAATGCATCAAATTGATGCCTTTGTCGGATGTTTTCATTTCTTAGACCATCCACGCGATCCGAACCAAAACCCAATAATTCCACCAAGCATCGCCATCTCATCGCTGCTAAAAACAATGTCAGCATACTTGAGAACATCATCAATGTTTTGAATCAGTTGCGGATTGCTCCACAGGTAGTAGCACAGGAACATATTGATTGCTACCAGTTCAAACACAAAAATGTAAGTCACCGTTGGGCGAACAGTACCGACATAATTAGCAACCCATCGACTTGCCTTTTCCAGCACTTTCTC